TTGGCGTCATCATGCTGCATGCCGACTATTCCGGCCAGATGGCGCAGGATGGTATCCGGGTGACCATCATCAAGGCCGGCGACAAGAAGGCAGATGGCAATCCTTACGAGCCGCTAGCGGCCGATGTGGCTGCCAAGTGGCAGGCTCGTGCTGAGGAAATGCGACAGAAGTTCGCTGACACGGTCGGACGTGGTCGCGGCTCACGCCTCACCAAATCCGCGGCGCTCAAGACAGAGGCGGAAGCCTTCGGCGCAAAACAGGCTTTGGGTCTGGGCATTGTCGATGCGATCGCCGATCCCGAAAGCGCCTACGACGCTTTTGTCAAGGAAATAAACAAGGTCTGAAATCATGAGCCTTCTCGAAACCATCCGCCGCGCCGTCGTGGCCGGAGAAAATGCCGCGTCTGCGGATCAGCCGGGCGCCGAAGCGTCCACAATCGAAGCATCAGGTGAAGGAAACAACATGTCCGATCTGAACGCGACCGGCGCCGCAAACAGCGCCACCCAGACTGCCGCCGCAATTGCCGACGCGGTCGCCAAGGCGAAAGCCGAGACCAGTGGCCGGATCAAAGCCATCACCGGCGCCGCCGAGGCGAAGGGGTGCGAGGCCCTGGCGTCGCATCTGGCCTACGAAACCGACATGAGCACCGAGGCTGCGCTCGCGACGCTCAAGGCCGCCACCGGCGTACCAGCGACCAGCGGCGATAATCCAGCGCCGCAGCCGGGAAAGCCTGATGCGGCCGCATACGAGCAGGAAAGGCTTGCCGCTGCCGGCCTGACCGAACCCGGCAAGCCGAACAGCCAGTCCAATCCCGCTGCCGCCAAGGCCGGATGGGCAAAGGCATTCGACCGCTTCACCCGCTGATCTGCAATCTCCCCAACATAGGAAATCATCGCGATGACCAAGTTTACCGAAGGCCGGCATCCCGGCGAATTCCTCCTGTCGGAGGCTGAATTCCATCGCAGCCGCGATGCGATCAATATCCCCGCGTCCCAGAATTTTCAGCCTGGCACGGTGCTCGGCAGGCGCGCCGTCGTCGCCAGCGTCGATTCGGCAGCGTCTGCGGCCGCAGGGAACGGCGGCAATGCCACCATTGCCATGGGCTCGCCGCCGGTGACATCCAAGGTGGTCGACGGCCGATATAAGGGCATTGCCGTCACCGCGACCACTGTCCAGTGGCAGGACCCGGCCGGCAAGGAAATAGGCGTTTCCACCCACGGCACCGCCTTTTCCAAGGGTGGGATCAAGTTCACGATCACCGCCGGAGGCACGCCGAATGTCGCCAACGACGAGTTCTATGTCGATGTCGCCGCAGACGCCATCGACTTCGAATATCTACCGCTCAACCTGTCGGCGACGGACGGATCGGAAGTTGCCGCATGCGTTCCGCTTTACGGCGCGGTCACTGGCGCCGGCGAAACGACGAGCATCGCCGCGATCATGCGTGATGCCGAGATAAAAACCCCGGCCATCATCTGGCCGGCAGGCATCACCGTGGCACAGAAGAATGATGTCATTCAGGCGCTCGCCCTGACCGGCATTATCTTGCGCTAAGTCCCCTCGCTTCCCAAGAAGGAAACAGCCAACATGGCCTCTCTTGATATTTTCAATGGCGACGCGTTCGGCGTCGTCTCCCTCACCGACGCCATCCGCGACGTCAAGCCGCGCCCGTCGCGGCTGGGCGATCTCGGGCTGTTTGCGACGACATCGGTCATCACACTGACGATCGCCATCGAGCGTATCGGCGGCACCCTGCAGCTGGTGGCGCCGACGCCGCGCGGCGGCCCTGGCGAGACCCGCGACAGTCCGAAGCGTACGATCGAGGACGTGCGCATCCCGCATTTCCAGCGCGACTGGTCCGTCTATGCCGACGAAGTTCAGGGCGTGCGGGCCTTCGGCAGCGAAACGGAACTCGAAACCGTGCAGTCGCTTGTCGCCGGCCGGATCTCCGACCAGATGGGCGATCTCGATCTGACCGACGAATATTCCCGCATCGGCGCGGTGCAGGGCATCGTCACCTACAAGGGCGGCCAGACGCTCGATCTGTTCGCCAAATTCGGCGTGGCGCAGCCAACGGAGGTCGACTTCGATCTCGACAATGCGGCGCCGGTCGATGGCATCCTGCGCAAGAAGTGCACGCAGATCATCCGCGCGATGCGGGTTGCTCTGGGCGGCGTCAATTTCGGCTATGTTCATGCATTGGTCGGTGACAACTTCTTCGACGATCTGTTGCAGCACAAGGAGGTGCGGGACACCTTCAAGGGATGGACCGATGCCGAAATCCTGCGTGACAGCTATGTCGGCAAGAATCGCGCCGACAATCCGATCTTCGAATTCGGCGGCATCGTCTGGGAAAACTATGGCGCGATCGAAGCTTCGGGCGACGGCGCGCTGATGGGTATTGGTACCGATCTCGCCAAGTTCTTCCCGGTGGGCGTTCCCGGCATGTTCCGGACATACTGGGCGCCGGCCGACTATATCGAAACCGTCAATACCCTTGGCCAGCCGACCTATGCCAAGCAGTGGCGGATGCCGAACGACAAGGGCATCAATGGCGAAGTGCAACGCAACGCTCTGCATATTCCGACGCGTCCGGGCGCGCTTCTTCGCGGACGCCGCACCTGAGGCTGATGCGATGAATTGGGACGATGCGGCGGCGTTCACCGAAGACGTGACCGCCGCTTTCTTCGACACGACCGCTGGCCGGTTGATCCCGATGGTCGCGCCACTCGGCGGGCGCGATGTCAATGCCAGGCCGATACCAGACGCCGGCCGGGTCGAATTCGACTTTCTGGCGATGCTCGATCTTGAGCCGTCGCAGGACAGTATTCCGCGCCATCTGCCGGCTGATCCTGGCATCACCGGCCTGATGGTCGCCTATGATGCCTGCGTCACCGGGCTGGTCACCGCATGGCCCTATCTGCCGAAGCGCGGCGACCGGGTGATGATCGGCTCCGATCTTTACGAGATCAAGCTCGAACGGCAGGATGGTTCGCCGCGGCGGGCCTATTACCTGAACAGGGTGAAATGATGCTCGCAGCCGAAGCTTTGAGACTGGCGGCGATCGAGGCGCTTTGCCCGCGGTCGGCGGTGCTGGCCGATAGCGGCTATCCGACGCTGGCGCGGCATCGTGTGCTGGATACCCGCGCGGTCAGCCTGCAGGATCTCGATCGCACGCAGAGCTACACGCCGGTGCTGGCACTTTATACTGCCGAAAGCGGCGTCAAGCTGCGCGGTCCGCTTTCGGACGCATCCGACACCGAAGCCGACGCGGTGATCGATATCATCGCCGAGCTCGCCGTGTCGCAGGTCGATGCCGGCGGCGACGGCGATGCGCCGGTAGAATTTGCCGACGCCATGGCCGGCGACGATCCGGAAGCGCGGCTCGTGCTCGGGGCTTTGGTCAGCCAGGTGCGGTTCACGCTCAATCACAGCCAGAAGGGCTATATCTTCCGGCGGGTCTGCAAGCAGGTGCTCAACACCGAGATCCAGACATTTGCGGTGCCTCAGCTTGGTCTGCGTTTTCATCGCGTCACCATGCGGCTGCATTGCCAGATCCGCGACGACGATTTCGACGTCACGGCCGGTGAATTGCCGGAGCCGATGCGGTCCCTGCATCGCAACCTGCCTGACGGCTCCTATGCCAAGGCCAAGCTCGCCAAGCTCGCCGCGCACTTCCAGCCGGACATTCTGGCGCCGCTGGACAGCATCCATGTCACCAGCGGCCCGGTGACCTACGGCATTCCGCCCACGGAGGATTAGACCATGACCGATATCATCGCCGGCCGCGCCTATGTGCCGGCGCGGGGGCAGCGCGTTGTCATGCCTGGAAACCAGATGGACTGGCCGCAGGATGGCCAGCCCGTCGACATCACCGACATCTATCAGGTCCGCATGGTGCGTGACGGCGACCTGATCCTGAAACCAGACGCGCCGGCCGGAAAGCCGGGCGGCAACGGAGGCAAGTGACCATGATCCCCGCCAATATCGTAGCCCCGATCTTTGCCTTCGACGTCCGCTCGGCCGGTCAGTTCGAAAACGAGAGCCGGATGATGCTGCTCGGCCATGCGTCCAGCGCCGGTTCGCTGGCAGCCGGGTCGATCTCGGCCTGCAACAACGAGTTCGACGCCCGCACGCTGTGCGGCGCCGGTTCGATGCTCGAAGCGATGTTTCTCGAAGCCCGCGCCAATGCGCCGGCGCAGGAAATCTGGATCGGCCACGTTGGCGAGGCGACGACGGCCGAGATCCGCACCATCACCATCGGCACCGTGCCTGCCGCCGGCGGGCAGGGTGTCGTCACCATCGCCGGAGAGCCGGTGACCATCGACATCGCCGCCGGTGTGTCTGCGAATGCGGTTGCGACTGCGATGGCTACGGCGATCAACAGCTATTTCAACCGCTTCTCGCGCGTCAGCCTGCCGTTCACCGCATCGCCGGCCACCAATGTCGTCACCATCACCGCCCGTCACAAGGGCGCCTATGCGTCCGGCCTCGATATCGACGTGCCGGTGGTCGATGGCGGCAATGCGCTGACCGGCATCCTGACTTTCGCCACGACCACGGCCGGCGCCGGCACCCCGAATATCGGCAACGTGCTGGCGACCATGGGCGACGATCCGTTCGACCTGATCTGCTGCCCGTTCAACGATGCCACCAATCTCGGCCTGCTCAAGGCGCTGCTCAGCGAGACCTCCGGCCGTTGGGCGTTCAACAAGCAGATCTATGGCCATGCTTTCACGGTCAAGACCGACACCAGCTCCAACCTGACGACCTATGCGCTGGCGCTCGATACATGGCACCTGACCACCATTCCTCGCTTTGCCTCCGGCGGCTTCGGCCAGCCGGATTATGTCTGGCTGGCCGGCATGGTCGGCCGCATCGCGCCCTGGTTCGGCGGCGGCGCCAATGGCGATGTCAGCCGCAACCAGACCGGGCTGGTGGTCGAGGGCCTGGCGCCACCGCGCGACCGTGCCTACTGGCTCAACGACTATGCGAGCCGGGATGCGTTTCTGAAGTCCGGCCTGTCGACATGGACGGTGTCACGCGGCGGTGACGTGCAGATCGACAAGATCATCACCCATCACCAGACCACCAATGGAGCGCCGGACACCACGTTCCGCGACATCCAGAAGATCGGCCAGATGACCTATGCGCTCCGGAAATTCCGAGCCGATCTGGCCTTCGAGCATTCCAACAAGGCGCTGGCCGACGACAACCCTGATAATCTCGACGCCATTACCACGCCGAAAGCCATTCGAGACACGCTCTATCACAGCTACCGGACGATGAGCGGCGTGCTCGAAAATCCCGATACCGCGCTGGCCAACATCACCGTGACGCGCGATGTCGACAACGCCAACCGCGTCAACGTCGTGCTGCCGCTCGATTTCGTCAACCCGCTCGATATTTTTGCTGGCCTGGCGAAGATCTACAGCCAGTTCCGCACCTGATCCGTCGCGCCTTCTGAGAGGATATTTCCATGAGCAACAAGGACTTTGGCGGCAAGATTTCCGTCAGGTTTTCGTCCGGCGAAGTCATCTCGCTGCGCGGCACCTATAATCACAACCCGTCGCGCGTCAGCGTCGAAGCAATCACCAATCAGGATGGCAGCGTCGACCGCCAGTCGACCAATGTGCCGGCCCGCGCCGAAATCAGCTTTTCCGATCGTGGACTGAATCTGGACAAGCTGATGCGCAGCGACCGCATCAACGTCACGATCGACGAAGACAGTAACGATGTGACGCATTATTACACCCGCGCTTTCCTGACTGGCGATCCGCAAATCAATCGCCTCAATGGTGAGGTTACCGGAATAGCCATCGCGGCCGAAGCCTATAGCCGCAAGGGTTGATCATGGCCGAGACGATCGTCAAGCTCAGCAAGCAGTATCAGGCGCATGACAAGGTTTTCGACAGTGTGTGCCTGCGCGAACCGACCTACACCGACAGCCACGTCGACGGCCTCGGCGTTCCCTCCGAATGGCAGCCCGGCCCGAACGGGCCGGTCCTCTATATCTACCGCACGGTCATCGCCGAATACATCACCCGGCTGGCGGTGGAGCCGACCGCCGACTGCCTGTCCAGACTCAGCGTCGTCGACGCCATGCGGCTCGAAAAGGCAGTGCGTGATTTTTTTATCGAGCCGGAGACGCCGGCGACATAGCCGACGCCGTCGACTGGCTGATTTTCCAGTGCCGGATGGACGCCGACAAGGTCGAGAACTGGCCGCTCGGCCGCGCCGTCGCCATGGCGCACCGGCATATTGATTTCGCAAAAAGGATGAAACGATGACGCGGGAGGTCGAGGCCAGGCTGAAACTGTCGGCCGTCGACAAGACCGGCAACGTCCTGTCCAAGATCGGCAAGCAGATGGCGGACGTCAACCGCCGCGCCGTCGCGCTGAACCGCCAGCAGGGCCTGTTGGCGAAGTCGACCATGGCGATGTACGGCGCGCTCGCGCGCTTTGCCGGGCCTGCCGTGCTGGCCTATGGGCTCAAGCAGGCGGTTGTCGAATTCGCCGACGTCGAGCGCAAGATGAACCGTATCGGCATCACTGCCGGTGCGACCAAGGACGAGACGACGGCGGCGTTCACTGAAATCCAGCGCCAGGCCAAGTCGATGGCGATGCCGCTCGATCAGGCGACTACGGCGCTCGATACGCTGGTATCGTCCGGCATGAGCCTCAGGGAGGCGATGGATTTCCTGCCGTCCGTGCTGGCAACGGCACAGGCGTCCGGCGCCGATACCGCCGATATCGCCAACACCGCCATCAAGGCGGCCAGCGCCCTGAAACTCGAAGCCGGCCAGATGCAGCATGCTTTCGATATCATGGTCGAAGGCGGCAAGGCCGGTCAGTTCGAACTGAAGGACATGGCGTCCTATATTCCGGGCCTCGCCAACTCCTTCGCCTCGCTTGGCTATAGCGGCGAGGATGGTTTGAAAAAGCTGGTCGCGCTGATGCAGACCGTGCGCGAGGATACCGGCACCGCCGAGGAAGCCGCGACCGATCTGCAGAACATTTTCGGC